CGGCCCTTTGCCGACGCGTTCGCAGTCGCGGGCTACCGGCTGCAGGCGGTCACCGCGTCGCGGATCACCACCGGCATGCGCCCCGGCCTCCCCGGCCGCGTGCCCACCGCCATCGGCGAGATCGGGTTCGAGGCGCGCGCGCTCGCCCCCAGCACGAGGACGCAACCATGAGCGGCACGCTTCCCACCTCCGCCCAGCTCCACGCCGCCTATCCCAATTACCGCGACTCGCGCTTCGTCAAGCAGCTGATCGGCGGCGCCGTCGACGATACGGGGCAGGGGCCGGACAAGGAGTGGATCGGCAACACCTGCACCATCCGCATCAGCCGCGCGCTGAACGGCGCGGGCGCCGCCATCCCGCGCTCATTCCATGGCCTCACCACCATCCGCGGCGGCGACGGGCTGCGCTACGCCTTCCGCGTGCGCGAATTCTTTCCTTTCATGGAAGGGACCTATGGCGCGCCGCAGGTGGACCAGCGCACCGCGCCCATCACCCGCACGCCGTTCGCGGGCAAGTCGGGCATCCTCGGCTTCGTCATCCGCTTCGGCGATGCGGACGGCCATTTCGACCTGTGGGACGGGCACACCTTCTTCGACGAGGCCTATGGCATCAGCTATCCCGGCCACGACTTCTTCGAAATGGCGAGCCGTGTCGCCCTGTGGGAGACGGAGGGGCAGATGCCTGCCATCGTCGCCCCCTGACCGCGGCCGCTGGCGCCGCCGCGCCGACGCGCTAGAAGGACGGGAGACCCCGTTCCGGAGCCGCCATGCGCCCTATCCTTCCGCTCGCCGCCGCCCTGCTCCTCGCCACGCCGCTGGCCGCGCAGGACAATGCGGGCGACAACAAGCCCACGCCCGACAAGCCGTTCGCCGCGACGACGGTCGCCACCTTCGACTTCCCCTGGTCGATGGCGTTCCTGCCCGACGGCCGCATGCTGGTGGCGGAAAAGCCCGGCCATGTCTGGCTGGTCGAGGGCAATGGCACCAAGATCCCCGTCGCCCACGTGCCGGCGGTCGAATATAAGGGCCAGGGCGGCCTCCTGATGGTGAAGCTGTCGCCCACCTTCGCCAAGGATTACGGCGTCTACCTGACCTATGCCGAGCCCGGCGCGGGCGGCTCCGGCCTGGCGCTCGCGCACGCCACGCTGGCGGTCGGCAAGACGGCGGCGAGCCTGGAGAAGCTCCGCGTCATCTGGCGGCAGCTGCCCCGGGGCGAGGGCGGGCAGTTCGGCGGCTACATCGCCTTCCGGCCGGGCGACAAGCACCTCTATCTGACGGTGGGCGAGCGCCAGCGCTTCACGCCCGCGCAGGATCCGGACAGCGAACTCGGCAAGATCCTGCGCCTGACCTATGACGGCAAGCCCGCGGGCACGGGCGGCGGCAAGGGCGCCACCTCCGTGCCGCTGTTCGCCCCGCCCAAGGACACGGAGGCGGCCAAGTCGGTCACCCCGCAGATGGTGGCGCTGCCCGGCCCCAACCGCGCGCGCCAGGAGACGTGGGCGACCGGCTTCCGCACGCCCTACGGCCTCGCCTTCGACGGCGAAGGGCGGCTGTGGGAGGTGGAGCATGGCCCCAGGGGCGGCGACGAGCTCAACCTGATCGAGGAGGGCAAGAATTACGGCTGGCCGCTCGTCTCCTACGGCAACAATTACAACGGCGTGCCCATCCCCAAGCCCGACACGCGGCCCGACCTCGCCAAGCCCGCGCTCTACTGGAACCCGGTGATCGCGCCCGCGGGGCTGACCTTCTACGACGGCGCGCTGTTCCCGGCGTGGCGCGGCTCCGCCTTCATCGGCGGGCTGGGCTCGCGCGCGCTGGTGCGCGTGTCATTCGCGGGTGAGGGCAAGGCGGTCGCCGCGCACGAGGCCGAGCGCTGGGACATGGGCGCGCGCATCCGCTTCACCGCGCAAGGGCCGGACGGCGCGCTCTACCTGTTGGAGGACGCCAAGAACGGCAAGCTGCTCAGGCTCACGCCGAAGGGCTAGCACGACATGGCTGACGACATCCTTGTCGGTGCGGGCGCGGGCGGCGCGGATCCGCAGCGGCTCAATCTCCGCCGCGCAAACCGCCACGGGCTGATCGCGGGCGCGACCGGCACGGGCAAGACGGTGACCCTCCAGGGCCTGGCCGAGGGGCTCAGCCAAGCCGGCGTGGCGGTGTTCCTGGCGGACGTGAAGGGCGACCTCGCCGGCATCGCCGTGCCGGGATCGCCGACCGCGCCGACCGACGCCGCCTTCCGCGCGCGCGCGGCCGAGATCGGGCTCGCCGACTGGGCCTACCATGACAATCCGGTCGTGTTCTGGGACCTGTTCGGGCAGGCCGGCCATCCCGTGCGCACCACCGTCAGCGAGATGGGGCCGCTGCTGCTCGCCCGCCTGATGGGCCTCAACGACACGCAGGAGGGCGTGCTCCAGATCGTGTTCCGCGTCGCGGACGAGCAGGGGCTGCTGCTGATCGACATGGCGGACCTGCAGGCGATGCTCGCCTGGGCGGCGGACAATGCCAAGGAGCTGTCGGGCCGCTACGGCAATGTCAGCCGCGCGAGCGTCGGCACCATCCAGCGCGCGCTCCTCGCACTGGAGGCGCAGGGCGGCGACCATTTCTTCGGCGAGCCCGCGCTCGACGTGCGCGACCTCTTGGCGGTGGACGAGCAAGGCCGCGGGGTCATCAACCTGCTCGCCGCCGACCGGCTGATGGCGTCGCCCAAGCTCTACGCCACCTTCCTGCTGTGGCTCCTGTCTGAGCTGTGGGAAACGCTGCCGGAGGTGGGCGACCCCGACAAGCCCAAGCTCGTCTTCTTCTTCGACGAGGCGCACCTCTTGTTCGATGACGCGGCGCCCGCTTTGCTCGACAAGGTGGAGCAGGTGGTGCGGCTGATCCGATCGAAGGGCGTCGGCGTCTATTTCGTGACGCAGAATCCGGTGGACGTGCCGGAGGACGTGGCCGGCCAGCTCGGCAACCGCGTGCAGCACAAGCTCAACGCCTTCACGCCGCGCGACCAGAAGGCGGTCACCGCCGCCGCGCAGACCTTCCGCGCCTCGCCCGGGCTTGATGTCGCGGCCGCGATTACCGAACTCAAGGTGGGCGAGGCGTTGGTGTCGCTGCTCCAGCCAGATGGCGCGCCGGCACCCGTGGCGCGCACGCTGATCCGCCCGCCCGCCTCGCGCGTCGGGCCGCTGCAGGACCGCGAGCGGCAGCTGCTGATCTCCACCTCGCCGCTCGCCGGCAAGTATGATGCAGCGATCAACCGCGAGAGCGCGGCCGAACTGCTCGCCGCCAAGGCGGGATCGGCCAAGGCGGCGGCGGAGAAGGCCGCGGCGGATGCGGCAGCCGCCAAGCGCCAAGCGGAGGAAGCCAAGGCCGCCGCGCAGGCGGAGAAGCTCGACGCCGCGGAACGCGCCGCGGCCGAGCGCGAGGCGGCCCGCGCCGCCGCCGCGCAGGCCAAGGCGGAGGCGCGCGCGGAGGCTGCCGCCGCCCGCCAGCGCGCGCAACCGACGCTCGCCGACAAGATGCTCCAATCCGCCGCCCGCTCCGTCGCGTCGGCGATCGGCCGACAGGCGGCGAACGAGGTCGGGCGGACGCTGGTGCGGGGGATCTTGGGGGGATTGTTCAAGCGGTAGGATGCGTTGTCAAATGGCGCATCATGCGCTATCTGGATGATGCCGCTACTTGAATGGCAGATCACCTCCGGATCATGCGTTGACGCAGACAGCGCCGGTCCAACGGGCCTCGGTTGTTGCAGCAGCCGGGGCCCGCATTGCGTTCGGGGTCCAGGCGCAGCCCCAGACCCCTCCCGCCGCCCCTACTTGGAGCGAGCCACCTCGATGATCTTGAGAACCATCGTGATGGTGCTGACCACCAACGCACAGGCGCTGATGGTCAAAGCTACTACTTGAATTATCAGATAAACCACCTCCCCTGGCGCCGAGGATTGCCCCGGTTTGCAGCCAAGGCCAGCGCCGCAGGCGTGATGGCCGGCCGATCATGCGAAGTCGAGGCTGATCGCATCGCCTTCCCGTCCGTCCCCGGCACGCCTACATCCTGCCCATGGCCACGACACTCGCGCCCCCCGCCGTCCCCACCGTCAGCCTGGGCCGGGAGGCTGCCGATCCGGATGCGTTCGCGCAGGCGCTCGGCGGGTCGTTCGAGCGGTTCGGGTTCGCGATCGTCGCCGACCACGGCATTGACCCTGCGGTGATCGGCCGCGCGGAGGCGGCGGCCAAGGCGTTCTTCGCGCTGCCCGATGCAGTGAAGCGCGCCTATCACCAGCCGGGCACGGGCGGCGCGCGCGGCTACACGCCGTTCGGGATCGAGACGGCCAAGGGCGCCACCGCGCACGACCTCAAGGAATTCTACCATGTCGGGCGCGAGCTGCCGCCGGGGCACCGCTTCGCCGACGTGATGGCCCCTAACTTGTGGCCGGCGGAGGTGGCCGAGTTCGCGCAGGCGGAGCTTGCGCTGTTCGACGCGCTGGACGGCGTCGGGCGGCGGCTGCTGGCGGCGATCGCGCGGCATCTCGGCCTCGCGCCCGATTTCTTCGACGACACGGTCGCCGACGGCAATTCGGTGCTGCGCCTGCTCCATTATCCGCCAATGGGGGCGGACGGGCCGTCGATCCGCGCGGGCGCGCACGAGGACATCAACACCATCACGCTGCTCTTGGGCGCGGAGGAGGCAGGGCTGGAGCTGCTCGACCGTGACGGCAATTGGTTGCCCGTGCAGCCGCGGGCAGGCGAGCTCGCGGTCAATGTCGGCGACATGCTGCAGCGGCTGACCAACAACGTGCTGCGCTCGACCACGCATCGCGTGATGAACCCTGCGCCCGAGCGGCGCGGCGTCGCGCGCTATTCGATGCCCTTCTTTCTCCATTTCCGGCCGGACTATCTGATCCGCACGCTGCCCGGCTGCATCGGGCCCGACCGGCCCAACCTCTATCCCGATCCGATCACCGCGCACGATTACCTGATGCAGCGCCTGAAGGAGATCCGGCTGGTATGATGGCGGTCTTCGTTGCCGCGACGGCGCTCGCCTGCGCAGGGCACGCGCCCGTCGCGGGCTTCGCGCCCGGCCAGGCCGCACTCGCCGACGCGCTGGTGCCCGGCCGCGCGGTGGAACTGGCGCTCCGTCCCGCGCGCGACGTGTCGTTCGTGCCGCCGCCGGCCAAGGCGCCGCCCGCCGACAGCTTCGCCGCGGAGGTGCCGCTGACGATCAAGGCGGCGGGCACGTACCGGCTGGAGCTGGGTTCGCGCGCCTGGGTGGACGTGGTGCGGGACGGCGCGGCCGTCGCGTCGACCGACCATGGCCATGGCGCCGACTGTTCGGGCATCGCAAAAACGGTCGCCTTCCGGCTGGAGCCGGGCGCCTATCGCGTGCAGCTGTCGGGGGCGCCCGCGCGCGCGATCACCGTGCGCGTGGTGCGCGCGCTGGCGCTGCCGGATAAGAAGTAGCGGCTCAGTCGAGCTTGCGGCAGGCGGGCCACTTGACCGTGACGAGGTAGGCGCAGGCCGACACCTGCACCGATCCGTCCGGGCCGATGAACGCGCCATAGTCGATGTTGCCCGTGCAGCGCGCGACCCACATCTCCATGTTCTTGTACGTGCCCTGGTAGCCCGCCTTGGTGACCGTCACGCACTTCTCGCCCGAATCGAGCACCGCACGGCGCAGCGTGCCGCGGCGCTGGATGTCGGTGAGCGCGGCGAGGCGATCCGAATAGGCCTTGGCGGTCTGCGACTTGACCTGTGCGACCGTAGGCGCGGCGAGGAGGGCGAGGGCGGACAGGGCGGCGATCGGCTTCATGCGTTTCTCCTCTAACCACGCCCGCGATAGGCGGGCACGCCCTGGTCGGGCAGCCACAGGCCCTCCGGCGGCGGGCCGGATTGCCAGAACACGTCGATGGGGATGCCGCCGCGCGGATACCAATAGCCGCCGATGCGCAGCCAGTGCGGCACCATCTCGGCGAACAGCCGCTCGCCGATGCCGACCGTGCAATCCTCGTGGAACGCCTGGTGGTTGCGGAAGGCGCCCAGGAACAGCTTGAGCGACTTCGACTCGACGATGGTCGCGGCGGGGGCGTAGTCGATGACGAGGTGCGCGAAGTCGGGCTGGCCGGTGACCGGGCAGAGCGAGGTGAATTCGGGCGCGGTGAAGCGCACGAGATAAAGGCGGCCGGGGCGCGGGTTGGCGGGATAGTCGAGCACCGCCGCTTCCGGCGAGGCGGGCGGCGGCGAGGACTGGCCGAGATGGGTGAGCGTCATGGTCCCCATTTAGGGGCGCGGGTAACCTCCGTCACCCGCGCAACTGGACAAGGCGGGTGGGCGGCCCCACGAACAAAGCATGACCACGCTCGTCCTGGTCCTCGGCGACCAGCTCTCGCCCGACATCTCCTCGTTGAAGGGGCAGGACCCCGCCGACACGATCGTGCTGATGGCGGAGATTGCGGAGGAGACGCGCTACGTCCGCCACCACCGCCGCAAGCTCGCCTACGTGCTGGCGGCGATGCGGCATCACGGGGTGGCGCTGGCACAGGCGGGCTGGCGGGTCGACTATGTCGAGCTGGAGGCGGAGGGGAATAGCGGCAGCTTCACGGGCGAGGTGATGCGCGCGGTGGAGCGCCACGCGCCCGACCGCATCGTCGTGACGGAGGCGGGCGAGTGGCGCGTGGCGGCCATGCTGGACAGTTGGGAGACGCTGACCGGGCTGCCCGTCGAGATCCGCCGCGACACGCGCTTCCTGGCGAGCCACAAGGCGTTCGCGCGCTGGATCGACGGGCGGGCGGACCCGCGCATGGAGTGGTTCTACCGCGAAATGCGGCGGCACACCGGCCTGTTGATGGAAGGCGGCAAGCCCGTCGGCGGGAAGTGGAACTTCGACAAGGAGAACCGCAAGCCGCCGCCCAAGCGGATGGCGATCCCGCGCCCGCCCGCCTTTCCGCCTGACGACACGACGAAGGCCATCCTCGACCTGGTCGAGCGGCGGTTCGGCGACCATTTCGGCAGCATCGACGATTTCGGCTTCGCGGTGACGCGCGAACAGGCCGAGGCGGCGCGCGACTGGTTCCTGGACAATGCGCTGCCGCGCTTCGGCGATTATGAGGACGCGATGATCACGGGCGAGCCCGTGCTGTGGCACGCGCACCTGTCGCCCTACATCAATTCGGGGCTGATCGACCCGCTCGACCTGTGTCGCCGGGTGGAGGCGCGGTGGCAGGAGGGCAAGGTGCCGCTCAATGCGGCGGAGGGGTTCATCCGCCAGATCATCGGCTGGCGGGAATATGTCCGCGGTATCTATTGGTGGACCGGGCCCGATTACGTGAAGCGCAACTTCTTCGGCAACAGAAGAAAGCTGCCCGCCTGGTACTGGACGGGCGAGACGGACATGCATTGTTTGTCGGAAGCTATCGGCCAGACGCTGGAGCTGGCCTATGCCCACCACATCCAGCGGCTGATGGTGACGGGCAATTTCGCGCTGATCATGGGCGCGGATCCCGCGCACGTCCATCAATGGTATCTGGAGGTCTATGCCGACGCCTACGAATGGGTGGAGCTGCCCAACACGCTGGGCATGAGCCAGTTCGGCGACGGCGGGCTCTTGGGGTCGAAGCCTTATGCCTCGTCGGGCGCGTACATCAACCGGATGAGCGATTATTGCCGGCACTGCCGGTACGACGTTTCCAAGCGCACGGGCGCGGACGCCTGTCCGTTCAACGCGCTCTACTGGGACTTCCTGGTGCGGAACCGCGACAAGCTGGGCGACAACCGGCGGCTGGCAATGCCCTACCGCAATTGGGACCGGATCGCGGCGCCCGAGCAGCAGGCGATCCGCGATCGGGCGGCGGAGCTGCTGGAGGGGCTGGAGGCGCAGGCAAGCAATTATTAGCCCGGTCCCGTTCGCCCTTATCAGGGGCTGAGCTTGGCGAAGCCCCGTGTCGAAGGGTAAGCCCCAGGTCCTTCGATACGCCGCTTCGCCAGGCTCAGCGGCTACTCAGGACGAACGGCTGTGGTGGACGATACGGATTCGATCGGGAACGCCACGCGGCTGGTGGAGGCGGGGCGCAGGCCCGAGTGGACGAACGGCATCGTCAACCCGGCGGTGTGGCGCGCGTCCACCGTGCTGTTCCGCGACGTGGGCCACCTGCGCGACGCGATCCGGCGGCCGGACGCGGGGCTGTATTACGGGAGGCGGGGGACGCCGACGCAGTGGGCGCTAGCGGACGCGCTCACCGAACTGGAGCCGGGGGCGGCGGGCACGACGCTGCACCCGTCGGGCGTGGCGGCGATCACCACCAGCCTGCTCGCGCTGCTGGGGCCGGGCGACGAGCTCTTGATGGCGGACACCGCCTACGAGCCGACGCGCGCCTTCTGCGACGGGCTGCTGAAGGCGGTGGGCGTCACCACGCGCTACTATGATCCGGGCGTGCGGGGCGCGGGCATCGACGCGCTGTTCGGGCCGAGGACGCGCGCGATCTTCCTGGAAAGCCCGGGCAGCCTGACGTTCGAGGTGCAGGACGTGCCGGCGATCGCGGCGGCGGCGCGCGCGCGGGGCGTCGTGTCGCTGATGGACAATACATGGGCCACGCCGCTGCTGTTCCCGGCGCTCAAGCATGTCGATGCGTCGATCCTGGCCTGCACCAAATATGTCGTCGGCCATTCGGACGCGATGCTGGGGTCGGTCACCGCGCGCGCGGGCGTGTTCGAGCGCATCCGGCGGACGGGGCAGACGCTGGGCCAGCATGTGGCGCCCGACGATGCGTGGCTGGGGCTGCGGGGCCTGCGCACGATGGGCGTGCGGCTGCGGCAGCATGGGGAAGGCGGGCTGGCGGTGGCGCGCTGGCTGGCGGCGCATCCGGCGGTGACGGCGGTGCGGCACCCGGCGCTGCCGGACACGCCGGGGCACGAGCTGTTCGCCCGCGACTTTGCCGGGCCGTCCGGCCTGTTCGCGTTCGAGGTGGCGGGCGGCGATGCCGCGCGGGTGCGCGTGGTGGACCGGCTGCGGCGGTTCGGCATCGGCTTCTCGTGGGGCGGGTTCGAGAGCCTGGCGCTGCCGATCGACCCCGAGCGCTGCCGCAGCGCGACGACTTGGGCGGCCACCGCCGGCTGGATCCGGCTGCACGTCGGGCTGGAGGAGCCGGATGATCTGATCGCCGACCTCCAGCAGGCGCTCGGCTAGAACATTACACGATCAGAACAAAAACAAAGCTTGACAGCGGCGCGCTGTTCGGGCATAAGAACCTAACGCTGACGAAGTGTAGCTGAAGGGTCGGGCGGTTCCGGGGACGGGATCGCGCCGACCCTTCCGCGTTTCGGGGCCGGGCAGGCCCCCGAGGGGATAGTGGGACATGGACGAGGTTGGGGAGCGGGCGCCCGCGCGGGCGCCGGCGAGGGCGCGTGCGCGTCCGCGCAAGCTGAAGCGCGCGCGCTGGTCGGCCAAGCGCGAGCGGGCCTTTCTGGAAACGCTGGCGGGAACGGCCAACATCGCCGCCTCCGCGCGGGCGGCGGGCCTGAGCGAAAGCACGATGTACCGGCGGCGGCAGCGCGACGAGGCGTTCCGCGGGCGGTGGCTGGACGCGCTGCGCGAGGGCTTCGTGCTGCTGGAGACGACCCTGCTCGACCGCGCGCTCAACGGGGTGGAGAAGCCCGTGTGGCACGGCGGCAAGCAGGTGGGCACCGCGCGCGAATATTCGGACCGGCTGGCGCTGGCGCTGCTCAACGCGCACCGCGCGACGGTGGCGGGACCGGGCGCGGCAGAGGTGCCGCTGACGGAGGAGGCGATGGATGCCGAGGTGCTGCGGCGGCTGGGGGAGATGAGCCGGCGGATGGCGGAGTAGCTTTTCGCTCGCTGGCGCTCGCGCCCTCTCCCTCCCACCGCCTTCGGCGGCGGGCCCCTCCCTCTCCCACAAGGGGAGAGGGGAAGAAGGAATATTTATGGACGGGACGAAGATGCCGTGGCGGTCGTTGACGGTGGTGTCGGCGCTTGCCTCCGCGCTCGTGGCGCTGCTGGGGCTGGCAGGGATCGTGATCGACGGCGAGGCGGCGACGCGCGCGGTGGAGGCGGGCGGGCAGATCGTGTCGGCGGCGGCCGCGCTGCTCGCCGTCTATGGCCGGGTGCGCGCCACCGCGCGCATCGAGCGCCGGTGAGCGGGCGCGGCCGATCGGAGGCCGAACTGTTCATCGCCGGCCGGGGCAAGGAGGAGGTCGCGGCCGCCTATCGCGCGCTGCCGGCGGAGCAGCGCTTCAAGCTGCTGTGGCGCTGGTCGTGGTGGGCCAGGCCCGAGCAGCTGGCGCCGGCGGGCGACTGGCACACGTGGCTGGTGCTGGCGGGGCGCGGCTTCGGCAAGACGCGCGCCGGCGCGGAATGGGTGCGCGGCCTGGCCGAGACCACGCCCGGCATCCGCATCGCGCTGGTGGCGGCGACGCTGCCCGAGGCGCGCAACGTAATGGTGGAGGGCGAGAGCGGCATCCTGGCGGTGGCACCCCCGGGCGACGGGCGGCCCAAATACGAGGCGTCCCTGCGCCGGGTGACGTGGAAGAACGGCGCGCAGGCGCAGCTATATTCGGCGAACGAGCCCGAGATGCTGCGCGGGCCGCAGCACCACGCCGCCTGGGCGGACGAGGTCGGCAAGTGGCCCGATGGCGAGGCGGCGTGGGCCAATCTGGCGCTGGGCCTGCGGTTGGGCGAGCGGCCGCGGACGATGGCCACCACCACGCCGCGGGCGGTGGCGCTGGTCCGCCGGCTGCTGAAGGGCGAGGGCGGCGGCGTGGCGGTGACGCGCGGGGCGACCGAGCATAACCGGCTGCACCTGCCCGCCGCCTACCTTGCGGAGATGCGGTCACTCTATGCGCACAGCCGGATCGCGCGGGCCGAGCTCGACGGCGAGATGGTGGAGGAGGTGGCGGGCGCGCTGTGGAGCCGCGACCTCTTGGAACGCGCGCGGATCGACGCCGCGCCGCCGCGCGACCGCTGGCGGCGCGTGGTGGTGGGGGTCGATCCGCCGGCGGGCGCGGGCGAGGCGTCGGACGCGTGCGGCATCGTCGCCGCGGTGCTGGCCAACGACGAGCGCGCCTACGTGGTCGCCGACGCGAGCGTGCAGGGCGTCGGGCCGGAAGGCTGGGCGCAGGCGGTGGCGGGGGCGGCCGCGGCGTGGAACGCCGACCGGGTGGTGGCGGAGGCCAATGATGGCGGGGCGATGGTGGAAAGCGTGCTGCGCGCGGCGAACAGCGCGCTGCCCGTCAAGCTGGTCCACGCCGCGCACGGAAAGAGCGCGCGGGCCGAGCCCGTGAGCCTGCTCTACGAAACGGGACGCGTGCGCCATGCGGGCGTGTGGCTGGGGCTGGAGGACGAGCTGGCGGGCCTGGTGCGCGGCGGCGGCTATGAAGGGCCGGGGCGGTCGCCCGATCGCGCGGATGCGCTGGTGTGGGCGGTGAGCGAGCTGATGCTGCAGCCGCGGGCGCGGAGCCCGGGGGTGCGGATGTTGTAGGCGGGGAGGCCCCTCTCCCTTCTGCCGCCTGACGGCGGCTCCCTCCCTCTCCCACAAGGGAAGAGGGAAAAAGAGCCTCTCTCCCCTCGTGGGAGAGGGGTTGAGGAGAGGGGGCGAGCGGAGCGAGGCGGCAACGCTCGCTGGCGCTCGCGCCCTCTCCCTCCCACCGCCTTCGGCGGCGGGCCCCTCCCTCTCCCGCAAGGGGAGAGGGGGAGAAGGAGTTTTTTCATGCGGTGGTTCGGGAGGCGGGGCGCGGAGGCGCGTCCGGCGCTGGTGCGGGCGCTTGGGACCTATGCGGGCGGCGCGTGGCCGGCGGCGTACGAGACGCAGGTGCGCGACGCCATGAACAATCCGGTGGCGGGCCGGGCGGTGCGGGTGGTGGCGGAAGCCGCGGCCGAGGTGCCGGTCTATTCCGCGGACGCGGCGCACGGGCCGGCGGCGGCGCTGGTGACGCGCGCGCTGGTGGAGCGCGTGGCGGCGCAGTTGCTGCTGCATGGCAACGCCTTCGTCCAGCCGGTGCTGGACGCGGACGGGTGGCCCGCCGAATTGTGGGCGCTGGCGCCCGAGCGCGTCGCGATCGAGCAGGATGCGCGCGGCTGGCCCGCGGCCTATCGCTACCGGGCGGGCGAGGTGGCGACGCGCATCCCCGCCGCGGACGGCGCCGGACGGCCGGGCGTGGTGCACCTGAAGCAGCTCAATCCGCTGGACGACCTCACCGGCGCGGGCGCGCTGGGCGCGGCGGCGGAGCCGGTGGCGGTGCACAATGCGGCCGCGGCGTGGAACAAGGCGCTGCTGGACAATGCCGCGCGGCCGTCGGGCGCGCTCGTCTATGAGAGCGGCGAGGGCGCCACCCTGTCGGCCGAGCAGCATGCCCGGCTGCGCGCGGAGATGGAGGCGGGGTTCGCCGGGCCGGGCAATGCCGGGCGGCCGATGCTGCTGGAAGGGGGGCTGCGCTGGCAGGCGATGAGCCTGTCGCCCGCGGACATGGATTTCGCCGGGCTGAAGGCGGGCGCGGCGCGCGACATCGCGCTCGCCTTCGGCGTGCCGCCGATGATCCTGGGGCTGCCCGGCGACAATACCTACGCGAACTACCAGGAGGCGCATCGCGCGCTGTGGCGGCTGACGGCCGTGCCGCTGGCGGGCCGCATCGCGGCGGGCCTGGGCGAGGCGCTGGCGGCGTGGTGGCCGGGGCTGGCGCTGGCGCTGGACCTGGACGCGCTGCCCGCGCTGGCGGGGGATCGCGCGGCCTTGTGGGCCCAGGTGGGCGCGGCCGATTTCCTGACGACCGAGGAGAAGCGGGCGATGGTGGGGTTCGACAATCCTCCGCGGCACGCCGTGCCGGGGAGAAGCTAGATGGACATGCTGGCGAAGCTGGTGGCGCAGGCGGAGGCGGAAGGGGCGAGCCTCGCCACCGTGCGCGCGCTGGCCGAGGAGGCGAGCGGGGCGGGGGCGGAGCGCGCGCTGGAGCGGCTGGGCCTGGCCGACACGGCGGCGCGCGGCGACCTGGGCGAGCTCCGGCAATTGCTGGGCGCGTGGCGCGACGCCAAGCGCGCGGCGCGCAACGAGCTGGTCAATTGGCTGGTGCGGATCGGGCTCGCCGTGCTGCTGATGGGGCTGGCGGTGCGCTGCGGCATGGTGACCTTGGTGCGGGGGCATCCGTGAGGTTCGCGGGCTATGCCGCTTTGTTCGACCGCGTGGACCGCGGCGGCGACGTGGTGCGGCCGGGCGCGTTCCGGCGCGCCGTGGCGGCGGGGCCGGGCCACGTGCCGCTCCTGTGGCAGCACGAGCCCGGCCGGCCGATCGGCCGGATCGAGCGGCTGGCGGAGGACGCGCGGGGCTTACGCGTCATCGCCGAGCTGGCGACGCGATCGGCGGCGGGGCGCGAGGCGGCGGCGCTGCTGCGCGCGGGCGCGGTGGGTGGGCTGTCCTTCGGCTACCGCGTGCGGGCCAAGCGCGACGGCGTGCCCCGCGAGTTGAGCGACCTCGACCTGGTCGAGGTGAGCCTGGTGACCTTTCCGATGCAGCCCGCGGCGCGGGTGCATGTGGTGAAGGACTGATCTTCAACGGGAGTACGTGCATGTACGAGACCAAGATGGATGCCGGCGGCGATCCGCTGGAGGCGAGCTTCGACGCGGTGGCCGCGGCAGCGGCGCTGGGCGAATTGCGCGGCGAAATGGCCGAGCTGAAGGCGCGGCTGGACCGGCAGGCGGTGGCGGCGGGACGGCCGGCGCTGGCGGGTGCGCAGGCCGCGCCCGAGACCAAGGCGTTCGTCGACAGCTACCTGCGCAAGGGGCAGGAGGCGGGGGTGGAGCTGAAGAGTTTCGCCGGAACCAGCCCCGCCGATGGCGGCTATGCCGTGCCGCGCGAGATCGACGCCGCGATCGACCGCGCGCTGACCGCGGTGTCGCCGATCCGGCGCATCGCCAACGTGGTGAAGGTGGGGACGGCGGGCTACCGCAAGCTCGTGACGACCGGCGGCGTGGCGTCGGGCTGGGTGGCGGAGACCGACGCGCGCGCGGAGACGGCGACGCCCGTGTTCCGCGAGCTGGCGCCGCCCGCGGGCGAGCTCTACGCCAACCCGGCGGCGAGCCAGGCGATGCTGGACGATGCGCAGTTCGACGTGGAGGCGTGGCTCGCCAACGAGATCGCGACCGAGTTCGCGCGGGCCGAGGGGCAGGCGTTCGTCGCCGGCAATGGGGTCAACAAGCCCAAGGGCTTCCTGAGCTATCCGATCGTGGCGGACAATGACGCGACGCGGGCGTGGGGCAGCCTGCAATATGTGGCGTCGGGCGCCGCCGGCGGGTTCGCCGCGAGCAACCCGGCGGACAAGCTCGTGGACCTCGTCCAGGCGTTGCGCGCGCCCTACCGGCAGGGGGCGGTGTTCGTGATGAACTCGGCCACCTTGTCCGCGATCCGCAAGTTCAAGACGGCGGACGGCGCGTTCCTGTGGCAGCCGGCGCTGGCGGAGGGGCGGAGCGACACGCTGCTCGGCTATCCGGTGGTCGAGGCGGAGGACATGCCCGACATTGCGGGCGGCGCGCACGCCATCGCCTTCGGCAACTTCCGCGCGGGCTACCTGGTGGCGGAGCGGAGCGAGACGGCGATCCTGCGCGATCCCTTCACGCACAAGCCCTTTGTCCACTTCTACGCGGTGAAGCGCGTGGGCGGCGGCGTGGTGAACGGCGAGGCGATCAAGCTGATGCGGTTCGCGGCGAGCTGATCGTGAGCGGGGACGCGTGATGCGCGCGTCCCCTCTCCCTTCCGCCGCCTGCGGCGGCTCCCTCCCTCTCCCGCAAGGGGAGAGGGACAGAAGGACATAGGACATGGATGCTTTTTCGGGGGCGGCGGATGCGCTGTTCGCGCCGGCGACGCGCGCGGTGGCGGTGGTGCCGGATGATCTGACGGCGCTGGCGGACGTACCCAAGGCGCTGTTCGTCGGCACGGGCGGCAGCCTGGTGATGCGGGGAGCAAGCGGCGTCGACCAGGCGTGGCGCAACGTGCCGTCGGGCGCGGTGCTGCCGTTCCGCGCGGTGTTCGTGCGCGCGACGGGGACCACCGCGGCCGACATCCTGGCGCTCTACTGAGATGCTGGGGCTGCTGATCGGGCTCCATCTGGGGCTGCGCGGGCCGTGGCCGCTGCCGCCGCTGCCGGGGCTGTTGCCGCTGCTGCTGGGCGAAGGCGGGGGCGCGCTGCTGCTGGAGGGCGGCGGAAGGCTGCTGCGCGAGAGCTAGGAGGCATGGGCATGGTGGAGCGGACACGCCCTCCCCTGCGGGAGCGGCGGCGATGATGCGCGCGGGCGCCTTGGCGGCGGACGCGGCGATGGTGGCGGAGGTGAAGGCCTATCTGCGCCTGGAGACGGACGGGGAGGACGCGCTGGTGGCGCGGCTGGGCCTGGCCGCGCTGGCGCATGGCGAGGCGTTCACCGGCCTCGTGCTGGTGGCGCGCACGGTGGCGGAGACGCTGCCGGCGGGGCCGGGCTGGCGGCGGCTGGCGGGCACGCCGGTGGCGGCGGTGGCGACGGTGGAGGGGCTGGGGCCGATGGGCGTGCTGGCGGCGCTGCCCGCGGGCGGCTGGGCGGCGGACATCGACGCGAGTGGCGACGGCTGGGTGCGGCTGCTGGCGCCCTCGGCCGCGACGCGGCTGCAGGCGACCTACACCGCCGGCCTGGCGACGGGCTGGGCGGCGCTGCCCGATGCGATCCGGCAGGGCGCGGTGCGGCTGGCCGCGCACCTCTTCACGCATCGGGATGCGGCGGGCGAGGGCGCGCCGCCGGCGGCGGTGGCGGCCCTGTGGCGGCCATGGCGGAGGATCAGGCTGTGACGGAATTCGCGGGAAGGCTGAACGAGCGGGTAGAGGTGCGGCGGCGCACGGCGGGGCGCGACGCGCTGGGCGCGATGCGCAACGACTGGACCTTGGTGGGCGTGTTCCGGGCGGCGGCGACGGCGCTGGAGCAGCATCAGGGCGAGCGGCGGCGGTGGCGGCTGGAGCTCCGCCCGGCGGACGTGGCGGAGGGTGACCGCATCGACCGCATGGCGAGCACGCTGGACGTGCAGGCGGTGCTGCAGGAGCATCCCGACCGCATCACGGTGTGGGCGGTGGAGATCTGGCGGTGAGGCGGCTGGCGGACCGCGCGGTCGCGCGCGCGCTCGACCGGCTGGAGGCGGCGGCCGCGGCGGACCTGCCCGCGGACGTTGCCGTCGCGCGCGAGGCGGGGGGCTTGCGGCTGAGCGGGCCGCGACTGCTGGCGCGCTGGGCGGCGGACGGGCGGCTGCACCACCTGGTGGCGGGAGCCAAGGCGTGAGCGCCGCGGCCGCGCTGCAGGAAGCGGTGGTGGCGGCGCTGGCGGGCGCGGACGGTATCGCCGGCGTCGCGCCCGTGTTCGACGGCGCGCCGCCGGCGCAGCCCTATCCGTACGTCGTGCTCGGCGACGGGCTGGTGCTCGACTGGGGCACCAAGACGGGCGCGGGCCAGGAGCATCGCGTGACGATCGCCATCTGGGACGAGGCGGGGCGCGTCGGCCGGCTGCATGCGCTGATCGCCGCGGCGGAAGGCGCGATGGCGGCGCTGCCGCGCATGCTGGCGGGCAACCGGATCGTGAGCGTGGCGCATCTGCGCAGCCGCGTGCTGCGGCCGGCCAAGGGGCCGTGGGCGGGGATGGTGGAGCATCGGGTGCGGACGGTGGTGGCGGCATAATCGAGGGCGGAAAGCGGGAGCCGACCCGTCGAGGGTCGGTTCCCGCTGCCCCTCTCCCCTGCCCCTCCCCCGCGAGGGGGGAGGGGGACAAGAAGAGGAGGTTGTGATGGCGATGGAGAAGGGGAGCGCGTTTCTGCTGAAGGTGGGGGATGGGGCGGCGAGCCCGACCTTCGCCACGGTGGCGGGGATGCGCACCACGCAGCTGTCGATCAACGGCGAAACGGTGGCGGTGACCAACAAGGGCTCGGGCGGGTGGCGCGAGCTGCTGGGTGGGGCGGGCGTGCGGTCCGTGTCCGTGTCGGGCGCGGGCGTGTTCACGGGATCGGCGGCCGAGACGCGCATCCGGGCGAACGCGCTGTCGGGCGTGCTGGACGACTATCAGCTCGCGTTCGAGGGCGGGGACCGGATGCAGGGCCGCTTCCTGGTGACGCGGCTGGACTATGCCGGCGATTACAATGGCGAGCGGTCCTACACGCTGGCGCTGGAAAGCTCGGGCGCGGTGGTGGCGTCGTGAGCGCGAACGCCGTGCGCGGCGAGGCGGCGCTCGCCGTGGCGGGCGGCGCGCTGACGCTGCGGCCGAGCTTCGCCGCGCTGGTCGCGGCGGAGGCGGAGCTGGGGCCGCTGTTCGCGCTGGTGGAGCGCGCGGGGCGGGGCGAGCTGAGGCTGGCCGAGCTGGTCGCCTTGTTCTGGCATTGCCGGCACGACCCGCCGCCCGCGCTGACGCGCGAGCGGCTGGGCGAGGCAGTGGCGGAAGGGGGCCTGGCGGCGGCGACGCCGGCCTTGCGCGCGCTGATCGTCCAGATCCTCCAGGGACGATGACGTTCGCGGAGCGGGCGCGCGCGCTGGCGGGGCTGGCGGGCGCGCGGCTGGGCTGGCGGCCCGCCGACTTCTGGGCGGCGACGCCCGCCGAACTGGCGGCGGTGGCGGACGCGCTGGCCGGGCCGCAGGCGCCGATCGCGGACGGCGCCGACCTCAGGCGGTTGCAGGAGATGTTTCCCGATGGATGACGAGATCGACCGCCTGCTGGTGGCGGTGCGCGCCGACACGAGCGGGTTCGCGCGCGACGTGGGCGCGATGCGCGCGGCTTTGGACGACGGGCTGGGCGCGGGCGCCGACCGCGCGGGACGGCGCGTGGAGCTGGCGCTGGCGCGCGCGGCGGGAAGCGGGCGGCTGAACTTCGACGCGCTGCGCACCACCGCGCTGCGCGCGCTGGACGACATCGCGACGGCGGCGCTGAAGAGCGGGATCGGGGCGCTTGCCGGGAGCGGCGGCGGCGGGGTGGCGGGGATCGCCTCCACGCTGCTGGGCGCGGCGCTGGGCCTGCCGGGGCGGGCGACGGGCGGGCCGGTGGCGCCGGGCGCGGCCTATCTGGTCGGCGAGCGTGGGCCCGAGCTGTTCGTGCCGACCGCGAGCGGGCGGGTGGAGCCGATGGGCGGCGCGCGGGCCACGCGCGACGTGCGCGTGTCGATCGCGGTGGCGGCGGGGCCGGGCGAGGCGCCGGCGGCGCTCGCCCGATCGTCGCGGCAGGTGGCGCGCGCCGTCGCGCGCGCGCTCGACGCGGCGGGGAGCTGACGGCGATGGGCTGGCGACTGGCGGCGCGCGGCGAACGCGCGGGCACCGGCTGGATCAAGCGGTTCGACCCCGCCTTCTGGACGGTCAACTTTCCGCGGCCGATGATGGCGGCGGTGACCACGGCCGCGCCCGACGCGCTGGCGGTGGACACGATGTTCTACCGCCAGGACGACCTGGCCGGGCTGATCTGGGAAGCCGAGGACACGGTCGACCATCCGCTGCTGGCGTACGAGACGGCGCGCGATTTCCGCGGCTGCGTGCTTTCGTTCCGGTGGCGGTCGACGGGCGTGCTGGCGCTGGACGCGATCAACGGGCCGACGCTGACGATCGAGGGGCGCGACGAGGGCGGAACCCCGCGATCCTGGTTCGTGCGGCTGTGGAACTATGCCGAGGGCGGCCCGACCGACGCGGTGGTGACGCTGGACTTCGCCGCGATTGCGGGCGGGTTCCTGCATCCGGCGGAGGCGGTGCCGGTGTGGGCGGGCGACGTCGACCGGCTGTTCGTGTCGCTGGTGGCGCCGGGCTTCACGGGCGCGGACGCGGCGCTGGCGGCACCCGCGGAGGGCCGCGTCGAGCTGACCGGGATAAGCTGCGACGGTTCGGGATCGGTGCTGGCGATCGGCGAGGCGACGGTGCCCGCGCACGGGCTGCGCATCGCCACCGGCTATGACGATTGCTACAATCTCGCGCCCGCGCGCGTGCTGCGGACGGCGCTGCACCTCGGCTATCGCGGGCCGATCAATCATTATGTCGGCATGAGCCACTACTTCCGGCTGGCGGCGGACGGCGCGGGCGGCCTGCGCGCGACGGCGGCGGGGGGTGTGCTCAATCCCGCGGCCGCGGCGTGGCACCGCGACTTCGCGTCGCGTGCGCGGGCGCTGGGATACGAGCTGATCCTGAGCCTGTCGTTCGAGCTGCTGGACGCGCATTGCCCGCCCGGCTGGCGGCAGCTGGCGGCGGACGGCAGCCCGGGGCTGACGGGGTGGGACCCGCCGTCGGCGCTGCTGTCGCCCGCCAACGGGCAGGCGATGGCGTATCTGCGCGCGGCGGCGCAGGCGTTTGCGGGCATCGCGGCGGCGGCGGGCCTGCCCGTGCGGTTCCAGCTGGGCGAGCCGTGGTGGTGGGTGATGGGCGACGGGCGGCCCTGCCTCTACGATCCCGCGGCGCAGGCGGCGCTGGCGCCGGCCGTCGCGATCCCCAGCGTGCGGGGCGTGCTGTCGGCGGCGCAGAGGGCGCTGCTCGACCGGGCGGGCGCGCTGCTGGCGGCGGCGACGGGCGCGATCGCGGCGGCGGTGCGAGCGGTGGCGGCGGACGCGGAGCTGCTGCTGCTGGCCTATTTGCCGAGCGTGCTCGACCCCGCGGCGCCCGAGGTGCGGCGCGCGAACCTGCCCGTGGGCTGGGCCAGCCCCGCCTTCGACGTGCTGCAGCTGGAAGATTACGATTGGGTCATCGCGGGCAATGCCGGCGCGACCGCGCGCGGGGTGGCCGACGCGGTGGCGCGGCTCGGCTACCCTCTCGCCGAGACGCATTATCTGAGCGGCTTCGTGCTGCGGCCGGAGGCGGCCCCGCGCGAATGGCCGCTGATCGAGGCGGCTGCCGACGCCGCCCGCGCGCGCGGCCATCGCGAAACCTTCCTGTGGGCGCTGCCGCAGGTGATGCGCGACGGGCTGACGCATTTCGACGAACGGGAGGATGCGGTGCAGGCATTCGACGACGAGAGCTTTCCCCTGGCGCTCGGCCTCCACGCCAGCGTGGAGCCGGGCTTCTCCACCGCGGTGGTGACCGCGGCCTCCGGCGCCGAACAGCGCAACGCCGATTGGGCGCAGGCGCGGATGCGGTTCGATGCGGGGCCGGGCGTGCGGTCGGCGGCGGACATCGCGGCCCTGCTCGCCTTCTTCCGCGCACGGCGCGGGGCGGCGCGCGGCTTCCGCTTCCGCGATCCGTTCGACGACAGTTCGGCGGGGATGACGGGCGCGAGCGGCTGGGCCGACATGGTGCTGGGCACGGGCGACGGCGTCGCCACGCGCTTTCCGCTGGTCAAGCGCTACGGCGCGGGCGACGAGGCGGAGGTGCGCCGGATCACCCGGCCGATCGCGGGCAGCGTGCGCGTGGGCGTGGCCGGGGCCGAGCGGCTGGCGGGATGGACGCTGGAGCCGGGCGGCGTGGTGCAATTCCTGGCCGCACCCGCGGCGGGCGCGACGGTGACCGCGGGCTTCCGCTTCGAGGTTCCCGTGCGTTTCGCGGAGGACCGGCTGGAGGTGAGCCTGGCCGCGGTGACCGCGGGCGAGGCGCCGAGCGTGCCGATGGTGGAGCTGCGCGAATGTTGAGCTTCCTTGCGGGCGAGCTCACCACGATCGCCTTCTGCTGGCGGCTGGAGCGGCGCGACGGGGTGGCGGTGGGGCTGACCAGCCATGACCGCGACCTCGTGATCGAGGGGCTCACCTATCGCGCGGCGCCGGGCATGACGCCGTCGGCGATCAGCGTGACGGACGGATTCGAGGCGGACACGCTGGAGGTGGCGGGCGCGCTGTCGGCGGGCGCGATCGCCGCGGACGACCTTGCCGCCGGGCGGTGGGACGGGACGGGCGTGCGGCTGTTCGCGACGGACTGGCGCGACACGGGCCAGCGCCTGCACCTGGCGCGCGGCACGCTGGGCGACGTCGCCGTGCGCGACGGCGCGTTCGCGGCCGAGCTGGCGGGGCCGACCGCGGCGCTCGACCGGCCGGTGGCGGAGCGTACCTCGCCCGATTGCCGCGCCGCGCTGGGTGATCGGCGCTGCCGCGTCGACCTGGCCGCGCGCACGCGCTTCGCGCGGGTGACGGCGGCGGCGGGCACGACGGTGACGCTGGACGCGGCCGAGCCTTCGCCCAACGCCTATGCGCAGGGGCGGCTGTGTTGGGTAGACGGCGCCAATAGCGGGCTTTGGAGCCTGGTGGCGGCGTCGGCAGGTAACGAGCTGACCTTGCGCCAGGCGCCGCCGGGCGCGGTCGAGGCGGGCACGCTGGTGCGGCTGACCGAAGGGTGCGACCGGCGGCCGGCGACCTGCCGCGACCGGTTCGGCAATGCCGCGAACTTCCGCGGCGAGCCGTTCCTGCCGGGCAACGACCTGCTCGCCCGCTATGGGGGCGCGTAGGCCGTGGCGGATCGCGAGGGGGTGGTCGCGCGGGCGCGCGCGTGCGTGGGCGTCCGGTTCCGCGCGCACGGGCGCGACCCCGCCTGGGGCCTCGACTGCGCGGGCCTTGCCGCGGTGGCGTTCGGGCGAGCGGTGCCGGCGCGCTATCCGCTGCGCGGCGGCACGCCTGCTGCGGTGGGCGCGCTGGCGGTGGCGGCGGGCCTCAAGCCCCGCACGCCGGACGCGGCGGGGCCGGGCGACCTCGTGCTGGTAGAGGGGGGGGCGGGGCAGTTGCACCTGCTGGTGCTGGTGCCGGGGGGATGCGTGCATGCCGATGCGGCGCTGCGCCGCGTGGTGGAGCGGCCGGGACGAACGGACGCGCCCGTGCTGGGCGCGTGGGGGGAGGATTAGGATGGCGACCCTGGTGCTGGGAACGGTGGGCACGCTGCTGGGCGGGCCGGTCGGCGGCGCGATCGGCACGCTGGCCGGACGCGCGATCGACCGCGCGGTGCTGGCGCCCGAAGGACGGCGCGGGCCGCGGCTGGGCGACCTGGCCGTGCAGACCTCCGCCTATGGCGCGGAGCTGCCGCGGCTGTTCGGCACGACGCGCGTCGCGGGAACGGTGATCTGGGCCACGGACCTGCGCGAGGAGCGGCACGGATCGGGCAGCGCCAAGGCCGGCACCAAGACGACGAGCTACAGCTATTCCGCCTCGTTCGCGGTGGCGCTGTCGGCGCGGCCGATCCGGGGCGTGGCGCGCATCTGGGCAGACGGCAACCTGCTGCGGGGGCAGGCGGGCGACTGGAAGGCGGACACGGGCTTTCGCTTGTACCTGGGCACGGAGGACCAGGATGCCGATCCGCTGATCGCGGCGGCGGAGGGCGGGGGCGCGCCGGCGCATCGCGGGCTGGCCTATGCCGTGTTCGAGGACTTGGCGCTGGCGGGCTTCGGCAATCGCATCCCGTCCTTGTCGTTCGAGGTGGAGGCCGATGCCGCGCCCGTGCCGCTGGCGGCGATCGCGGCCGAGCTTTCGAACGGGCTGATCGCGGGCGCGGATGGGCCGGCGCTGGGCGGCTTCGCCGCGGCGGGCGACAGCGTGCGCGGCGCGCTGGAAACGCTGGCGCGGGCGTGGCCGATGCCGCTTGCCGACGACGGCGCGCGGCTGCGCCTGGCCGATCCGGCGGTGGCGGCGATCCCGCTTGCGGCTTTGGGTGCGGGGGCCGAGGGCAAGAGCGGGCCGGCGCGCGTGCGCGAGCGGCTGGACGCGGGCGCGCTGCCCGACGCGGTCACGCTCAGCTACGTGGAGCCGCAGCGCGATTACCAGCCGGGGATGCAGGCCGCGCGCGCCGACGGGATCGGCCGGCGCGAACAGCGGATCGACCTGCCGGTGGCGCTGGACGCCGGCGCAGCGCGCGCCCTGGCCGAGGCGGCGCTGGCGCGCGCGTGGACCGCGCGCGAGCGCGCCACCGCGCGCGTCGGCTGGGCACATGCCGCGGCGCGCGCCGGCACGCGGGCGACGATCGGCGGGGACGGCCCGTGGCGCGTCGCCGGCTGGACGCTGGAGCGGATGGCGCTGGAGCTGGCGCTGGTGCGCGACGGCGACGCCGCGCCCCCGCCCACCGCGGCCGAGGCGGGCCGCGCCACCTCCGCGCCGGACGTGGCGGCGGGCGCCACCGTGCTCCACCTGCTCGACCTGCCCGCGCTGGACGACGCGCCCGCGGCGGCGCCGATCGTGGCGCTCGCTGCGGCCGGCACGGGCGCGGGCTGGCGGCGAGCGGCGGCGAGCCTGAGCCTGGACGGCGGTGCGAGCTGGGCGGCGGCGGGCGACACCGCGCCGCCCGCGACGATGGGCAGCACCGCGGGCGTGCTGCCGCCGGGGCCGGCGAGCTTGTTCGATCGGCGATCGACGCTGGACGTGACCCTGCTCAACCCGGCCATGGCGCTGACGGGCGCGGACGACGCGCAGCTGGCGGCAGGCGCCAACCTGGCGCTGGTCGGCGACGAGCTGGTGCAGTTCGGCGAGGCGCAGCAGGTAGGCGCCGTCACCTGGCGGCTCCGCCACTGGCTGCGCGGGCGGCGCGGCACGGAATGGGCGATTGCGGGCCACCAGACGGGCGAGCGCTTCGTGCTGGTGGAGCGCGCGACTTTGCTGGCCCTGCCCGTGCCGCTGGCGGCGATCGGCGGCGAACTTCGCGTATCCGCGCTAGGGCCGGGCGACGCGGGGCTGGCGGCAGAGGCCGAGCTGCGGGTGGTGGCGCGCGCGGTGCGTCCGCCCGCGCCCGTGCGGCTGTCCGCGCGGCGGGAGGCGGACGGCACGGTCGGGATCAGCTGGGTGCGGCGCAGCCGGGCGGGATGGGCGTGGCTGGACGGCGGCGACGCGCCGCTGGCGGAGGATCGCGAGCGCTATCGCCTGCGGCTGATGCCCGCGGGGGCCACCCCGCGCGTGGTGGAGACCACCGAACCGCGCTTCACCTATACACCGGCGATGCAGGCCGCCGACGGTGCAGCGGACGCATCCGCGCTGGCGGCGGAAGTGGTGCAACTCGGCACCAGCGCCGCCTCCGAAACCGCGGCCCGCGGGCAATGGTCCTGGCAGGAGCAACAGACATGACCGACACGACCCCGCGCTTCGCGCTGCCGCTGCTGGCGGCGGGACAGGCGCAGAAGGAGCAGGCGCACAACGAGGCACTGGTGGCGCTGGAGGTCTTGGCGCAGCCGGTGGTACGCACGCTGGGCGACAATGCGCCGCCGGCCGCGCCCGCGCCCGGCGAGAGCTGGATCGTGGGCGCCGCGCCCGGCGGCGGGTGGGCGGGCCAGGCGGGCGCGCTGGCGACCTGGACGGAAGGCGGCTGGCGCTTCCTGCCGGCGGTGGACGGCATGGCCGTGTGGGTCCTGGCTCAGGGGGTGGCGGCGCGGCGGATCGAAGGCGCATGGCGCGTCGGCACGGTGGCGGCGCAGCGGGTCACCGTGGGCGGCGTGCAGGTCGTCGGCGCGCGTCAACCGGGGGTGGCAGCGCCGGCGGGTGGCGCCACGGTGGACGCGCAGGCGCGCGCGGCGATCGGGCAGATCCTGGCGGCTTTGGCCGCGCACGGGCTGGTAGCCGGATAGGCGGCTTCTTTTTGCGCGTGCGAACAGGCGGGCGGTGCGCTAGGCCGGGCCCGTCGCCGCAATCCGGGAGCCGAGTCTCGGGTCGACGGGACCGCGGCATTTCGGCAACAGTTCCGGCTTTTGCGCGCTTGCGCAGAACCATGGGCAAAGTTAGGACGTTGCAGCCCGTGCACGAACCCAGTTTGGAAAAGGGGAAGCTTATGCGCAAATATATCGTGGCGGCCGCGCTGGCCGCGACCGCGCTCGCGTCGCCCGCCATGGCCAGGGATAATTCCTGGTATGTCGGCATCGAGGGCGGCGGCATCATCGTCGAGAACCAGCGCGTGAACATCGGCGCCGTCGACAACGCCACCACGGCGAAGTCGAAGAACGGCCTGTTCGACGTCGACGGCATCGTCGGCTACGACCTGGGCCTGGTTCGCCTGGAGGCCGAGGTGGCCTACAAGCGCGTCGAGCTCAACAGCCACAACACGAGCACGACCATCAACGGTTCGCCTGCTCGCAACTACAGCAGCAACCGTAGCGGCAACACGTCCGTCCTGACCTTCATGGGCAACGCGCTCCTGAACTTCGGCGACGACGACGGCTTCCAGGGCTATGTCGGCGCCGGTGTCGGTGTGGGTCGCGTGCACTACGGCATCTGGCGTCTGAACGGTGGCAACACCTTCCTGGACGGCAGCGACACCCGCTTCGCCGCGCAGGCGATCGCCGGCGTGCTGTATCCGATCACGCCCAATGTCGACCTGGGCCTGAAGTACCGCTTCCTCAACATCTACTCGATCCACGTCGATAGCAGCACGGGCAATCCGGCTGCGGCCGGCCGGTCGACGGCGCGGTTCCGCTCGAACAGCCTGCTGGCGAGCGTGATCTTCAACTTCGGCGAGCCGGCTGCTCCGCCGCCGCCGCCGCCTCCCCCGCCGCCGCCGCCTCCCCCGCCGCCGCCCCCGCCTCCTCCGCCGCCGCCTCCCCCGGCGACGCCTGGGCCGTTCATCGTCTTCTTCGACTGGAACAAGGCGGAC